AGCGCGAACTTCGACTTGCGGGTGCTGGCACTCGCTCTGAAAGGCGAGTCGCCTGGCCGGATCTGGAAGGCGGCCCAGGCGATCATCCGCCGGTCGTACAAGGGCTGGCAGTTCGAGCAGGCCTGGAACGTGAAGCTGCCACGGGTCGATCACATTGACCTGATCGAGGTGGCGCCCGGCATTGCCAGTCTGAAGATCTACGGCGGGCGACTGCATGTGCAACGCATGCAGGACCTGCCCTACTCGCCCGACACGCGTATCAAGCCCGAGCAGCGGGCACTGCTGCGTGAGTACTGCCGCAATGACCTGGCGGTCACGGCGGCGCTGTACGAGCGCCTGCGCCCGCAGATCGAGCTGCGCGAGTCCATGTCCGAGGAGTACGACCTCGACCTGCGCTCGAAGTCCGACGCGCAGATTGCCGAGGCGGTGCTGACGCACCAGGTCAAGGCGATCCTGAAGCGTCCCGTCGAGCGCGAGAGCGTCGAGCCTGGCACCGAGTACCAGTACCAGCCGCCGCACTGGCTACAGTTCCAGTCGCAGGTGCTGCGCGACAAGCTGGCCGCGATCACAGCGGACACGTTCGTCGTCCAGGACAGCGGCGGGATTGCTGAACCCCTGAGCCTGCTGACCGCCAGCGTCCAGATCGGTGCGGGCGCGTACCGCATGGGGATCGGCGGACTGCATTCGAGCGAGCACTGCCAGGCGGTCGAGGCGGACGAGTCTCATATCCTGGTCGACCGCGACGTGGCCTCGTACTACCCGGCGATCATCCTCCGCCTGGGACTCGCGCCCCGATCGATGGGCCCTGCGTTCCTGAGCGCGTACAAGACGATCGTCGAGCGCCGGCTGGCTGCCAAGGCCTCGGGCGACAAGGTCACCGCGGACGCGCTCAAGATCACCGTGAACGGCTCGTTCGGCAAGCTGGGCTCGAAGTGGTCGCGACTCTACTCGCCTGATCTGCTGATCCAGACGACGGTCACCGGCCAGCTCGCGCTGCTGATGCTGATCGAAGCGCTCGAGTCCGAGGGCATCCAGGTCGTGAGCGCCAACACCGACGGGATCGTGATCCGCGCGCACCGCGGCGACGTCGGCACCATGACCGACATCATCTTCGACTGGGAGGCGCGTACAGGGTTCGACACCGAGGAGACGCCCTACCGCGCGATCTACAGCCGCGACGTCAACAACTACATCGCGATCAAGCCTGACCGCGGCGTGAAGTTGAAAGGCGCCTACGCCCAGGAAGGCCTGTCGAAGAACCCGACGAATTTGATTGCGATCGACGCCGCCGTTGCGTGGCTGCGTGACGGCACGCCCGTCGATCAGACGATCCGCGCCTGCAGCGACGTGCGACGGTTCGCGACCGTGCGCACTGTCAAAGGCGGGGCCATTGACCAGCACGGCCAGTACCTGGGCAAGGCCGTGCGCTGGTACTACGCACACGGCGTGCAAGGCCCACTGCGTTACCAAGTGAACAACTACACGGTCGCACGCAGTGACGGTGCGCGACCGCTCATGGAGCTGCCTGCGAGCCTGCCGGCAGATATCAATTACGGATGGTACGAGAGCGAGGCGCTGTCGATCCTGAGCGACGTCGGCGCAGCTGGGGGAATGATATGAACGACGACGAATTCCGACCGCCAAATGTCATCGTTTGGCTGTTGCTTGCGATTGCCAGCTGGGCGATAATCGATGGGCTCGTGTGGCTTCTGACCTGGTTGTTGCGAGGTGTATTTCGAGGGAGCGCGTGATCGAGCAGCACCTGGTTCGACGAGTGAAAGAATTGGGAGGTGAGGTTCGCAAGGTGGGTTGGATTGGCAGGTCTGGCGCACCTGATCGACTGGTACTACTGCCTGGCGGCAAGACATTCTGGGTTGAGCTCAAAGCGACGGATCAGAAGCCCAGCCGCATTCAGGAACGTGAGCACACGCGCATGCGCATCATGGGCCAGGACGTGGTGGTGATCGACAGTTTGCAGGCCGTTGAAAGCCTTCTGACCGTGGAGTAGCCCATGCACCGTCGCAATTACTACTCGAAACTGAGCCCCGACGACGTGCGCTTGATCCGCCAGCTTCATCCCGATCTCAGCTATCGGGTGCTGGCGCGGAAGTTCGATATCAGCAAGCGCGCTATCGAGGCGGTGGTGACCCGCCAGACGTGGAGGCATGTGGAATGATCGACCCCCGCCCGACCATGAAACACTCGATGTTCGATGCATTTAGCGAGATGAACAGCTTGTCGAAATTCGACATCTCGACGGGCGCTGGTCAGCGTAGTGCGCGCATTGCCCTGCGTCGCATCGAACTGGCGCTCGATCAGCTTGTCGAGCAGTCGAGGCAGATGCGCGAATTCATCCAGCACGCCGAAAAGCGAGGCCTTGAATGAACTCGTTCAAGCCTCGCGACTACCAGTCGGCGATCATCGAGCACATTGTGATGACGCCGCGCTGCAACGTCTGGGCAGGCATGGGCACCGGCAAGACCGTGTCGACGCTCACCGCGCTCGACGTGCTGTCGTTGACGGACGACGTGTTCCCGGCGCTGGTGCTGGCCCCGTTGCGCGTTGCCACGACCACCTGGCCCGACGAGGTGAAGAAGTGGCCGCACCTGCATCACCTGCACGTCGAGGTCGCAGCCGGTGGCGCTGGCAAGCTGCTGGATGCGCTGCGTCGCAAGCCGGACATCGTGACGATGAACTACGACAACGTCGCCACGATGGTCCAGCAGCTGGGCCTTTTGTGGCCGTTCAAGACCGTGATCTCAGACGAGTCGACCCGGCTCAAGTCCTTCCGCCTGCGTCAGGGCGGCGTGCGAGCTCGGGCGCTGGGCAAGGTGGCGCATCGGTACGTGAAGCGCTGGGTGAACCTGACCGGCACGCCAGCGCCGAACGGACTGCTGGATCTGTGGGGCCAGGCCTGGTTCCTGGACGAAGGCGCGCGACTGGGGCGCACGTACAACGCGTTCGAGAACCGATGGTTCCAGTCAAAGCGCGTCGGCGCCACGCCGTTCGCCCGACTGCTGACGCCGATGCCTTACGCGCAGGCGGAGATCGAAGCGCGCCTGCGCGACATCACGATCACGGTGAAGGCCGAGGACTACCTGGACCTGCCGCCGCTGATCGAGACGGAGATCAACGTCACGCTGCCGGCTTTGGCCCGTCGCCATTACCGCGAGCTCGAGCGCGAGATGTTCACGGTGCTGTCCGGAGGCACCGAGGTGGAAGTGTTCAGCGCCGCGGCCAAGACGATGAAGTGCCTGCAGGCGGCGAACGGGGCTCTGTACACGGACGATGCCGGTAACTGGAAGGAGCTGCATAGTGAAAAGATTGAAGCGCTGCGCTCAGTCGTTGAGGAGTCTGCTGGAGCGCCCGTCCTGGTGGCCTATCACTTCAAGAGCGACCTGGCCCGACTACAGCGTGCGTTCCCTCAAGCTCGGGAGCTGGACGCTGATCCTCGAACGATTCAAGACTGGAATGCTGGGCGAATCCCGATCCTGCTCGCTCATCCTGCGTCGGCGGGTCACGGCCTGAACCTGCAGGACGGCGGCAACATCATCGTGTTCTTCGGCATGAACTGGAACCTCGAAGAGCACGAACAGATCATCGAGCGCATTGGCCCTACCCGCCAGGCGCAGTCAGGACACAACCGCCCGGTCTACGTGTACCGCATCGTTGCGCGTAACACGGTCGACGAGCTCGTGCTCGCTCGGCTGCAGGGCAAAGCGACGATGCAACAACTACTACTCAATGCCATGAGGAAAGCAGCATGATCGAACCGAAACTGAAACTCCCAGCCAACCTGCACCGCCGCCCGCGCGCGAAGTCCAAGCCGCGGCAACCGCCGAACAGGAAGGACCCCGGCAAAGCGGTCCTGCAGATTCTGTTGAAGAGTCACAGCATTCCGCAGGTCGCCGAGAAGTACAGCGTGAAGACTGTCACGGTCCAGCGCTGGGTCGCCGAGCATCAGCTGGTCGGCATCCGATCGCAGATTGCGCACCCGCAGAAAGGTATGCATCAGTCCGATGATCGCCAGGTGTCGGCAGAGATGAAGGACTGCGCACTGGCCGCGCAATGGGCCCGTCGCCCGTTGTCGAAGGCCCAGGGCATCAACGGCTGGCGCTTCACCATGGCCTGGGGGCAGAACCATGAGCTCGCTTGATGTCCAGATCAACGGCACTCACTACAAGACGCTGGCGATCCAGCCGGTCGAGTTCATTCACAAGAACGATCTCGGGTTCCTGGAGGGCAACGTCATCAAGTACATCGCCCGCCATCGCGACAAGAACGGCGCGGACGACATCCGCAAAGCGATCCACTACTGCCAGTTAATCCTGGAGCTGGAGTACAACCAAGGTTGACGTGGTCAGGGCGTAGACGATCACTTCGTCACGCCTTGTTTCTTCTCGTAGGTGCGAAGACCGCCAATGCCGAGAAGGCCACTGACGACAACCCACAGGAACTCAGTGTCGATGTCCGGCAACGCGGGCCAGCCGTGGATCATTCCGAGCCAGGTCAACAACGGCTTGAGAATGCCAACATAGGCGAACGCCGTGCCACCGACCCAGCCGAAATACGGGCGCCAGCCGGCGACCCAGATGCTCGTGTGCTGAGCCTCGCGCGCGTTGATCTCGAGCTGGGCGATCGTTTGCTTCAGCTCGCCGTCCATCGCGAGTTTCAGGAACTCGGCCTCCGCCTGGCGCGCGGCCTCTTTGTCTGGAAAGACGCGATCGATCAGGCTCTTGCCGATCTCAAGCACGGGGCCCAGCACCAACGGATTCATCACGCCTCCAGGATGTCTGCGACGCGACGCGCCCAGCCGCGACCGAACGTCGGCCAGGACGGCAGCATGGCCATGAGCCTCAACCGGTAGGCGCTGATCTTGGCGCGCACCGCCTCAACGTCCGCTTGGCGCACGGCGGCCAGGGTGACGGGCCCGATCGAGCCGTCAACCTTGACGTCCACCGCCATCTGCAACCAGCGCGAGGCATGCCCTACCCCGCTGTTCACCGCCGCGTCGAACACCAGGTAGCGCAAGCGCTCGGGCAGCTCGTCCGCGCACACTTTGTCCCAGTAGTCGCGGCGGTAGATCGCCTTCGCCAGTGACAACGGGAAGTTCTGCATGTCGCCCTGGTACCCCGCGGCGCGAGCAACGGACTCTGTGATCCCGTAACGCGTCCTGCCACCGCGGTCCGCCGGGTGATCGCTGTAATCACCTTCGTGGCGCAGCAGGGCCTCGAACGCGTCGTCGAAGGTCATTTGAAAAAGTGCGAGGTGAAGAACGTAATGACCCCGCCGATCGCTGACGCGATGGCCATCCCTGCGAAAAACCCGCCGCGGCTTTGGTTGGCCAGCGCCAGGAGCTGCTTCACGTCTTTTTGTAGATCCTCGACCTGCGCTTCCAGCGTCTTTACCTGCCCGATCAGCAGTCCGAATTTCACGGGGTCAACATCCGTCACGATCAGCGCTCCTTCAATGGCATCGTCGTGATCGCGCGCAGCACCACGACAGCGATGGCAATCATGCACCCGACGAACGCCTGGCCGGCGGGCGGGAGCGGTAGGTGGAAAACGAATCCTTGCAAAACGGACAGCACCGCCAGTGCGATAGAAAACTGGATCGTGCGGGAGCGGAGGAGAGATGCGATTCCAGGCATGGTGGCTCCTTACAGGTTGCCTTCAGAAACCCAAGTTCCAGGCGTTCCTGCGACGGTGCAGATCCAGCCCTTCGGCGACCCAACGGCGGGCGCGCTGTTGAAAACGTGATCGCCGACCTTCCACGTTCCCGTTGTTGGCGCGGCAGACAGCGTTGTAAAGGTTTTTCCGTTCAGCTCGAGCGAGCCAAATTTCGCGGCGTTTATGGGCGCCAGTTCGCCGAAAGAGACGCTAACTTCGTCAACCCAGACTTCTGCCGTCGTGTTTAGGGCCAAAAAATAAAAGCCGAAAGGTTGAGACCCTGACGCCGTCGGGTACGCCGTCATCGTCATGACCTGCCACCCAGAGCCGGGAGACGCCTGGTAACTGGTCGTCGAATACAAGCCGGCGACAACAGGTACGATTTTCGCCGGTGATGTACCCGTTATCTTCACAAGCGCAGAAATCGTCATCGGCTTCCCGACCTGCGCCGCCGACAGCGTGATGTTTTGCACGAGCTGGAAAGATCCGCCGCCGGACCAGATGAAATGCCCCATCAGTCCGGGCGCGACATCAGACGCAATGTACTCTTCAGTCGTCGGAACAGGAGACCCGGCGCCAAAAAACGACCAGCCGTGCCTGCCAGCTTCAAACGATGGGTTGATAAGCAGATTCTGAGCGTTCAGGTATTGTGGCGACGAGTAGGCCGACATCCCTGCGACCGGCGTCCTGAACAAGGTCGCGTCGATAAACTCCAGAACCTTTATGTTCGCCAGCTTATCCAGTCTCAGCCGATCTGCGCTGACCCTCGAGTAAACCTTTTCGATGTTGATGTATGACGTGGAATCAACGTCGAGGAACGAATAAAACGGCACGTCCTCTGCGTTTGAGGACAGGAAATCCAAACTAACGTAGGATTTATTGCTGAGCTTGATTTTCCCTGTTGCAGCGGCGCCTAGCCTGAGCGTTCCTTTAAGGTTGACCTCTTGCGACTCTATGATGTCGAGCTGGTAGCCATTGTTTGTGGTGAGCTCTCCCCAGAAATCATAGAGCGTCGTATTAGATGTCCCGTTGAGTTTTATCGCCGATTTGTTAACCGACCCGGTGCCCTCGATAAGTATTCTGCGCAGCATGTTGCCGTCAGAGGAGGACGGGAAAACGCCGTGATTTGCGATCTCGACATACGCTTCCGTCGTTGAGCCTGTTCCGTGTTCCTTGTCGATGTCCTCGATGAGGTTCCAGTTGCCCTTCAGAAAAATAATCTGATCGATCGAGCCGCCAGAGTAGACCCTGTTTATCACGCACGCTTGCGTGTACGAATCCAGAATGAAGCCGTAGGTTGTGGTAAGGGTAAGGTTGGAAAATAAGGAATTGAGCACGACGGTCGCAGACTGTCGGATGGCCGCGACGCTTGCCATAAAGCTCAAATTAGAGACAACCGCGCCTTGAAAATAGGTTGTCGGTCCCGCGCCGCCGCCCTTGAGAAGAACCAAAGCAGTGCCGGAGAATCCGCCCGACGCTTTCAGCAGCGTTCCGGGACCATCGCCGACAAACTCCTGGAATGAGTACAGCGACAAAGGCGAAGAGATCAGGTAAACGCCAGAAGGAACATAGATTCTCTTTGTTCCGGTGGCGGGGTTGATTAAGTTGTAAGCCGCTGTGGCCGGCTTGCTGGCTTCGATAGCCGCCTGAATCGCAGCAGTGTCATCCGTTACGCCATCCCCTACAGCCCCGAAATCCTTAACCGACACCACGTCCCGCAGCTTGCTCTGCACCGTGCGCGTGACAGCCCCCGTGCCTGTTTGCGCAAAGCCCACGCTGCTGGAGTCGAGGCCATCGGGGAATTCGCGGCCGAACACGATCGTGACTTCGTCGCCCAGCGTGAGGGCCGAGGTGAACGTGATTCGGCTGCTGTTGGTCTCGATGTAATCCGAGCCACTGACCATCCGCAGCCCGTTCACGTACACGGCGACGTTTGAGCTGCCGGGCACGTAGGTGGCGCTCGTCAGGTTGAAGATCGTCTGCCCGGCCGTCGCGGTGAACTGTTCGCTGGAGTACGACGGAAACGCTTGCGTGGTCGATAGACCATAGCGCGCCAGGATCTCGGTGCCATTCGGCGGCGCAGTGACAAACGTCAGCAGTGCGCCCGACAGCGAGAAGTCAACAACAGGCACCTGGGACAGCCCGTTGATCGAAACGTCGACGTTGGCGATGTTGCCAGGAGCTTTGGCAAGCGCGAATGCCGTCGTCGTACCGTTGCCCGTGAACGTGCTGTAGGTCCAGTTGCCGTAGGGCGACTCGACTTCATCCACGTCGTAATTTTGCAGACCGGTCCCGCTCGTATTCCAACCAATGACCAAACCCGCCTGTGGCAACGGCAGCGTCGTGCTGACACTGGAGGCTGAGACCGGCAGGGTCAATGCGCGGTCCACACGCTCATCGACCTGCTGGATCTGGATCACCGCCCTGTCGAACGTGTCCTCGATCACTCGGGCGTTGAACGCACCGCCGCCGAGCAGGTCTGTCGTCTGCTCGTATTCTAGATCGCCGATGATCGTGAGCTTCTCGCCGAACGCGAGCGGTGATCCGCTGACCGGATACGTGATGATGCCGCCAGGCGATACGTCCTGGTCACCGTTGAGCGTGACGGTGTAGTCGGTCGCCAGCGTCAGCGTTGTCTCAACATTCGACGCCGAGGTCTTGGTGACCAGCAGGTCGCCGGCGGCGAATGTCTTGAAGCTGAACGAGAAGACCGTCGTCGCATCGTTTCCAAGAAACGGACCGGCTCGACGGGAAGTGGACGGAACAGTCATCAGCGGTGCTCCAGTTTGAGCAGATTGTGCAGCCGGTGCCTCAGATGACGGACACCGCTACTGCGCTTTGGATTCCGGGCTGGCAGTGCCTGTGACCAGGCCACGCATCACGTCGATCGGCCCCTGGGGCTCAATGCGCCCTTCAATGACGCCAGCCGTGTAGCCAATCGGCCGGGACACGCCGTACAGGGGCACCCCTGTCGCCACGCTGACCAGGGTGGCCACGTCGCGGATCGCCTTCTGCGAGGAGCCGTCCTCGACGATCGCCTTGTAGACGGACTGCGGAGCTCCGACCGCTGACTCCAGCAAACTGATCGCAGGCGACAAGCTCACGCGATCATCGAGCGGGTCGTCGTTGAATCGGTTTGCCGCGGCTACGCCAAACTGGCCCGCGATCGGGATCTGCGCGAGCAGGCCCTTGGCCGTACCCATGCCGAACACCTGGGCCAGCCAGTCGTCCAGGTAGCCGTCATCGTCGTCATCCTCGGGGCCACCGCGCATGGCCAGGGCGATGGCCTCGGCCACCCAGATCGGCGCCATCAGGCCCATCATCACAATGTAGAGCGCTTTGCCCGCGCCCTTCTTCAGCCCCACCTCGCCCATCAGCTGCTTGAACGCCGTGGCGTTGGTATTCGCCATCATGTTGAAGTAACCCACGAACTGAGTGAACGCCCGCGCGTAGGCAGGACCCGTCTCGATGCGACTCACGTCCTCGGGCAACGTCGAGCCCTGGGTCTGGCGCACCGTGCCATCGGCAAAGCGCACGGCGTCCTTGTCGCTCATACCTTCAGCCAGGGCCTGGTTGTAAGCACTCGTCCAGACGATCGGCGAGAGCACGTTGTCGAGCGCAGTCTGCAGGAAGTACGCATGACGCAGGCTCCAGTCCTGCACCCGCTCGTAGGTCGTCGGCTGGATCAGGATCGCTTCCATCTGCTCGTTCAGCACCGAGACCTCGTTGTTCGCGCGATCGTTCATGTACGGCGACGCGTCCCATACCGCGCGGCTGAATTCGCGAGGGTTCGACACATACTGAGAAAGCGAACGCATCAGGAAGCTCGGCTTGACGCGCACGGCTGCGGTCGACAGACCCGTGATCTGCTGGATCGCGTTGCTGACGTTGCCGAACATCAACGCCATGCCAGCGCGCGATCTGACGATGCCGGGGATCCTGGCCCAACGACCGGTGCCCACGATCGGAGTCTCGACGATCTGTTGCGCACTGCGCTGTAGCCACGGCTGCAGCATTGACTCCAGCGCCGCAGGCTCGATCCGACTGAGCGGCTGGCTGACGGTGCTTCGCATCAGGAGCTTGCGCACGTCGCGCGCGGGCACGGTCATGTGGCTGAACAGCAGCACCTTGTCGATGTGCTGAGACAGCGAGCGCAGGTCGAGCATCAACGGTCGGTTGTACTCGACGCGCGACATCGTGAAGCCTTTGGCCGGCTGCGGGAAAGCGAAGGCCATCGACTGGTTTTCTTCTTCCGCCAGGCGACGCAGCGCGTTGTCTTTCACCAGTCGCGAATCGACCTGGGCAGGAATGTAACCGCCCCGCCGGGTGACGCCGAACGGATCGACGAACTCGTTCGCCGTGACCTCGTTGAAGTACCGCCCGAATGCGTCGCGGTGCGCCTTCTGCGCCAGCGTCTTCGTTTCTTCGAGCAGATCCCAGACGCCCTGGACAAAGTCGAAGTGCGCTTCGACCAGCTTGCCCTCGTTGATCAAGCGCTGAATGAACGAGTCCCAGCGCGAGGTGTCGAGCGTCCCATCCTCGTTCTCGGTGGCCCAGCCACGGCCGAGCAGCAGCTTGCGCTTGTTGCTCTCGTTACCCGTGTGCGCGATCGCGTGCAGGATCTCGTTCATCGCCGTGCCAGCGGTCGAGCCTGGCGTGCCGAAGGTGTAGAGCAGTTCCGGCGCTTGAATGACGCTGTCGCCGACGATCGGTGCCAGGTTGTCGACCAGCGCCTGGAACTTCTTGCGGTACTCGAGACGGTCCTTGCGGTAGCGGTCGGCGGCGTCCTTGATCGGCTGGAACACGAGCCGCAGGAACGGCCCGCCGTAGCGCCCGTCCATACCCTCGGCCCACTGCTCGACCCGGCGCAGGAATGCGATGCCCTGCTTCAGGAACAGGCCGCGCTCTTCTTCCTTCGTAACGGCCATGCCCTCGCCCGCAATGCGGTCGGGGATCCCGATCTCTTCCATGCGAGCGAAGAGCTCTTGGGCCGAGTCGTCGATATCGACCAGCTTGCCGTCGACTTCCATCTGCCGTGAGCGCTTGGACAGGAACCACAACGCCTGGATCGACTCGTGCAGTCCGACGATCTCGTCGAACGTGAGCTCATCGATCGGCTTGCTGTTGACCAGTGCCTGCTGAACGATCGGCTCGATCGTTGCGTACAGCTCGGGATCGTTCTTCTTGACCAGCTCCAGGTACGCGGCTGCGTTCTTGCTGGCGGCGCTTTGCATGCCGTAGGCGCTGAGGATCGCGCGCGCCGCGTTGACGATGTCGGGATTTCGACCGCGCTCGACGACCTTCTCGTTGTTTCCACGGTTCACGCGCTTGAAGAACTCGAGGAACTTGCGCACCTCGGCCTGCGCTTCAACCGCCGCCTTCGCCGCTGCGTTGTTCAGGAACCGATCACGTTGCGCTTGTACCGCCTCGGCGGTCTCACCCTTCATGGTCGCATCGCGCCAGCGCGTGCCAGCACGTCGCTCGGCGGACGTGTGACGCCAGGCAACGCCTCTCAGCTTTCCGATCGGAGTCCTGGCAACGACGTTGGCGCCGAATTGACGACCTGCTTCGAGCAGCGCACTGACCGTGATGCGCGCCCCGCGGGCGTTGGTCCGACCCGTGTCTCTGCGCTGGTTGATCATTTCCTGCTGCGAGCGCAGCTCACTGGCCAGCGATCGAGCGCGAGCCTCGTTGTGGACAGCCTCGTTGGCAGCCTCCTGGATCGCGCGCTCATCGACCAGGTCACCGTACTCGTTCAGCATGCGCTGCTCGGTGCGCTCATTGATGACGTCGGCACGCTTGCCAAACGCCTCGATCGCCGCGTTCATCGCGTCAACGCTCTCGTATCCGAACGCGTCGGCGACCGCGGCTTTGGTCAGCTCATTGGTGTTCTTGTCCTTGCGCAGCTGCAGCAGCGCCGCCCTGGCGCGCATCTCGGGAGTCGCATCGACTTCGGCCGCCACCTCGGCGCGCACTTGCTTCTCGATCTCACGCGTTTCGCGCTGGAGCTTTCGGATCGCTTTGTCGCGGGCATTCACGGCCCACTTGAGGTCGGCCATGCTGCGCCTCTGCAGGCGCTCCATCGCCTCGCCATCGGCCTGCTCATCAGGGGCCAGGCCTGCCACCGCATTGGCCTGCTGGATCTGCTCGTCGGTGGCGAGCATGCGGTCCATCACGCGACGGATGTCGTCGTTGAGCTGGATCCGCTCGGCGTCAGGTCGACCTGTCAGGAACTGCTTGATCGATCCGTAGACATTCTTGAGCCAGGCGGAGAATCGACGCATGAGCGGCTGCAGCTCGACGCTGGGGGCCCTGCCCTCCATGACGTACTGCTCGATGCTCTCGGCCCAGCGCTCGTGGTACGGGCGCTTCTGCTCAAGGCTGTAGCCGTTCCAGGTGGCGAGGTCAGGGACCCCTGCCCACTGCAGGAACGCGTTCATGTCATCGGCGATCTGTGCCGGTGCGTCAGGCTGACTGGCAACGTCAGCCATCACTTCCAGGAAGAAGTGCCCGGTCTCGTGGAACCAGGTCGACAGGTCGGCGTTGGGGTTTAGTACGAGCTCAAGCGTGCGCGGATTGAACGTCCCGCGGGGGCCTTGCTGGAGCGGCTGCTCTGGCATGTCCTCGACGCGCCCTTCGTTCCAGGTCCACTCGGGCATAAGCCCGGTCTTCTGGTCAGCGAAGACCGTGTCTTCGACCTTAGCAGTGCGGTTGGTTTCGCCGTAGGGGCCGAAGTTGAGCCAAGAGTTCTGACCCCGAGTTTCACTGGTGACCGCGCCAACAGCACTGCCCGTGAACAGTCGGATGTGCGCTTGCCAGGCGTTCTCTTCGCCCTGGGCGCGAAAGCCTGCGCCTTCCAGCCCGTGACCAAAAGCGTCATGCACCGCACGGAACAGGTCGTTGGCCAGCACCGGCTTGAGCTCGCCATCGGGCGAACCGTAAGGCCACTGGATTCCCGTGTCGACCATGAGCGGGTTGTCCGTCACGTCAACGTCAGTCGCCCCGCTACCGAACCCTGCGATTGTCGGGAACACGCCCATGGTCTGGGTCGAGCGCATGTCGCGCATGGCGTCCCAGGGGCTGGTGTACGGGTCG